CGTGCACTTAAATGTGCTGAGCTCCAACAGAAGGGCTTTACCCTGCTACCCGGGTCACGTGTATATCACATATGCTCGGATGTAGTACCTATTCAATCACTATTACCCCCTAAAAAATAATGTTAGCAATCGTAAAACCATTTGTGCTCAGTGCTCTCAAATCACCAAAATTCAAGACTTTTGTTGTAGAATTATTAGAAAAATTAGTAGAGCAGAGTGATAACGAATTGGACGACAAAGCACTAGCTATTGTCAAAAAAGGTCTAGGACTATAAATGACTACAGTAAACAACGACCCTTACATAATGGTAAGAGATGGTGTGTTTACTAAAGAGTTTTGTGATCGCTGTATAAACAAATTTGAAGCAGACAATAGAAAAGCAAAAGGCGGTACTGCTAAAGGAGTAGATTTTTCAGTTAAAAAAAGTGATGATTTGTTTATCACTGCTTATGATGATTGGGCTGAAGAAGATAAATCTTTTTATAAAATTGTACAGTGGTCAATACAAGAATATGAAGAACATTTGCAATCTTCAATACCTTTAATACTAAGAACCACCCATAAAAAATACGAACACAATCCTTCTAACAATCGTGCTAAAGGAGTTGTTTCAGATACAGGTTATCAAATTCAAAGAACGTTACCGGGAGACGGATATATTTGGCACAGTGATTACAAAATATCTAGATCTATTGGTGCAAGTAACATTACATTTATATTTTACTTAAACACTGTAGATGAAGGATGGACACAGTTTTATAACGGTGACCAAGTAGAACCAATACAAGGCAGAGTATGTCTTTTTCCTGCTACTTGGACTTATGTTCATCAAGGTTATCCTCCTAAACAAACTAAATATCTTTGTACTGGATGGATATTTGAATCACTACTAAATTTAATGCCATGACAGACTTTAAAATAAACAGTCTTTTTCCATCTACTGTTATGGAAACACAGTATGATGGTTGGAAAGAAGAAGATACAGCTCTAGCTGTAAAATTATTGGATAACCCAAAACCCGGACTATACAACTGGAATAGTAAAGATTATAATATTTTAAATAATCATTTTTCTGATCTTAGAAAATTTATAGAAAATGCTATACACGTATATGCTGAACATACAATAGTTGGAGATAAGTTTGACAAAAGTGAGTATGATTTTAGAATTACACAATCTTGGTTAAGCTTATGTAAAGGATCAGCAAAAGGACATCATCGACATGCACATTCAAACAGTATTATATCTGGAATATTTTATATTCAAGTAAATGAAGGAGTTGATGTTATAAAATTTGACAATGGCAAAACCCCAGATACCATTTTTATTGCACCAAAAAAGTGGAATATTTTTAATGGTGATGCGTGGACAAAAGAAGTTTGTAACGGACAGCTTCTTTTATTTCGTTCATCTATGGGTCATTTTGTTCCACCACTACAAAGCACTAGAGATAGAATTTCACTATCTTTTAACTGTTTTCCTTATGGAAGCATTGGTGATGATTCCGCGCTCTGTGGGTTAACAGTAAATTAACAATGAACAAAAATTATGGCAAACGTTAGTCTTAAAATCGGCAAACACAAAAGTCGAACTGGCGGACTTACCAAAGCTGGTCGAGAAAAATACAACAGGGCAACTGGTGCGAATCTTAAAGCACCACAACCCGGTGGTGGTCCTCGTAAAAGATCATTCTGTGCAAGAATGTCTGGAGTAAAAGGACCAATGAAAGATAAAAAAGGCAGACCTACTCGTAAGGCTCTTGCCCTTCGCAAATGGAAATGTTAATTATGCCAATGGGACCCGGAACCTATGGTTCACAAAAAGGTAGACCAAAGAAAAAACCTACTGGTCAACTAAAACTAAATATGAAAAAAATGCCTCCTGCTGTGCAGAAAAGGCTAATGCAAGCAATGAAAAAAAAGAAAAAATAATGGCACATAAAGGTAAGGGCTCTTGTGGCTCAAAAGGCAAAGGCGGAAAAAAGGGGTATAGATAATGGCTAAACGCGGACTCTATGCTAATATTCACGCCAAACGTTTAAGAATCAAAAAAGGTTCTGGCGAAAAAATGAGAAAACCCGGAGCTGCTGGTGCTCCTACTGCTGCAAACTTTAAACGTGCAGCTAAAACAGCAAAAAAACGATGAAAAAAAAAGCAACCGAAGATCAATTCAACGAGTTGCATAACTTAGTTACTAAGGAGTTCCTCGCTCGCATCAAAGCAGGCGAGGCAACTACTCAAGACTTAAAGGCAGCCTGCGATTGGTTAAAAGCTAATGATATTAGCGGTGTTGCTTACGACGGAAATCCTCTGTCAAAACTTGCAAAAGTTATGCCAACTGTAGACCCAGATTTAGTACAGGAAAAGCTTTATGGCAAGCACATCTGATTACTATAAATCCAACCCAAAAGCTAAACGTAAGCGTTTAGTACAACAAAAAAAATACAACAAAACAGATAAGGGTTTAGCCTTACGTGTAAATGCAAATCGACTTAATAGACAACTTGGTACCTATGGAAATGGCGACAACAAAGACGCTGCTCACTATAAGGGGAGTACTACCAAGGGAAGACTCCAATCTCCATCTAAAAACAGAAAAAGCCGACTCAAAATCAAAGCACATAAGAAAATTGCATGACCCCTCTACTACCTAGTCCAAAACATTACTTACACAACTTAATAACCATGACAAGTTCAGATTCTAAACGGCTCTGGAGAAGAGCTATTAAAGAGCACTTTAATTGTACATGCGTTTATTGCGGAGAAACTTATGATTTTAACCAACTTACTCTCGATCATGTCAAACCTCGTTGCAAAGGTGGGCAAGACCTTACAAAGAATGTTGTTTGCGCGTGCAGACGATGCAATGCGGACAAAGGTAGTAGCCATTGGCTCGGATGGATGCGAAAGGTATTTGGAATACAACCATTACGAGAACTAATCATTCATCAACATATTAATTAAAAATCATGGCATCAAAACTTTTTGATTTTGATAAAATTATAGCAGATGCAAAATCAAAGAAATCTAAAGAACCTCCTAAATATATTTATGAGAGGCATCCACGAAATAACAGAAAAATAAAAAAGCTAAACCCTAGGTGGACTGCTTGGTCAAAAAGACAAAAAAACAAAGAAATTGACAAAAAGGTTAATAAATACGTCAAGGATAGAAAAGGTCCTATTAATAAAGATTTAACTAAAGACTTTTCTAAAAAGAAAGAATCAGGCGTAGGTCCTATAAGAGAAGGAGATAAGTACGCAGAAAAACTTAAAGCTAAAAATAAAAATAAAGCTAACGGTAATACTAACGGTGGTACTAATGGTAGTGCTAACGGTGGTAGTTCTGAGGGTAGTACTAACGGTAACACAGAAAATAAAAAAGAAGCTCCAAAGAAAAAAACTAATCGTGAAAGATTTAACGAAAGGTTTATTAAAACAAAAGGTGGCAAGTTAGCAAGACGAGGTTCTGTAGCTGCACGTCGTGCTGAAAACAGAGAAGCTGCTAAAAAGAGAGCACAGGCAGCAGCTAAAGCAAGAATAGAAGAAAAGTTAAAAATAAAGAAAAAGAAAGAAAAAAAATCCTAATTTCTAATGGCAATAATCAAGAACGTATTAAAGCATTCTGATATAAAAGGTTATATTTCTCAAGCAGATCGTTTAAAAATTAAACGTCATAAAGATGGCTCTATACATTTAAGTACCAAAGATAAAGACTTTTTAAAAAAGAAGAATGCTATCCGTTCTGATATTGCTGACAAAAAAAGCACAAGCGGTTATAACAAAGTTTTTATTGATGGTAGTGAAAGACTAGCAAAAGTTAAAAAAGGAAGTATTAATGAAATAAAGAACCTTAGTCAAATAGGGTTCCCTACTCAGAAAGCTACAAGAAAGTCTGGAGCAAAAAGAGCTAAATCAACAAAAGCAACGAGTATTACTGACGCAAATGCTTTGCAAAACTACATGCGATACAAACAGATTACAGACCCTAGTGAATTAAGTCAGTTTGATTATCAGGAAATAGCAAGGTATGTTAATATTCGTAGTAAACAGTTAAGGGATTACAAAGCTAATGTAACAGCTCAAAGACGAATTGATGGCAATGCTACAGATGGGCACCTTGTTAGTCCACATGACCCTACTGCTGTTAACTCTATTACTCAAAGGTTTGTACAACCGGGAAGAAATTACATAGATGATGATGGTAATAAAGTTTTAGGTAACTTTGCACAAGGTGAAGCTAGTGGTGAATTAGACCGCTTAGAAAAAATAGCTCTTGGAATACCTAATGATTTATACGAAGATCTTGTAATGTTCTTTGACCCAAGTAGAAGAGGTATCCGTAGTTTCTTGACTGATGATACTCTTAATGAAATAGTTACTAGAAGAGATTGGAAACGAGCACTTAAGAAACAAAAACTTAAAGCTGAAGATGTCTTCACTGGTGACTACGAGAGCGTTGGTAGAGGTCTTGACGCCTTTGATTAATAACTTATATACATTTCTATATGACTGACGTTTTAACGTCCTTACAGGGCGATTTCAAGC